ACTACTAATTGGTCAGATCAAAGGATTGTTAAACACATTGAAAAGTTAGTAACTAATGGTGAAGATATAGAAGAGGCTAAAGAAGCCTTACCTGAATTGCAGAAGTTTACTAAAGATTCTATCAAACTTAAACATAAAGAATATACTGAGAACCAGAATAAACTTAAAATTAAACAGGAAGAAGCAGCAAAAGATATTAGAGATACTTTTAAAGCAGATGGTGAAATTATAAAGGGAGTTAAGTTGACAAAAATACAGTCAATGAAAGCACAAGAACTTTTATTAACTCCTATAGAACTTGAAGATGGAACTGTAACTAATTCTTTATATGCTGAGAGAGCTAAGAATCCATTAGATTTTGATAAGAAACTAGCTACTCTATTTGCAGCAGGAGCATTTGAAGGTAGTGTAACTACTACTAAAGTAAGTAAGAAAGCAGCACTAGATGCATTAGATAAAGTGTTAAAAACTGGAAGTAAAGCATCATTCAAAGGAAATAGTCCTGCAAATAATGAAGTTATTGATGAACAAAGTCAACTAATAAATGACAAGTTCATGAGATCTATAACAAATCAAAAATAAACCTTTTAATTTAAATTAGAATATGGGATATCAAGTAAGTAAATTGCAAATTTTAGAGCCAAAATACTGGAGTAATTTTACCAGTATGGATCACCTTGCAGCTATGGGTAATTATCAACCTGAATATATTAATCAGACGTTGGATTATCTATATGATGTGAATTATGGATATAATTTTGGTAGTATGATTAATAAACTACCTGTACATTATATTGATAATGGTGAGATGAATTATCGTTGGGCAATGTTGGGTGGTGAGGAAAGACCTATTCCACTAGCAAAAGCATCACTTGATGCTGCTGGATCTGCACTTAATGCTACAGACAAGCCAGGTCAATATGGTGCATCATTTTATATGTGGTTTAGTGAACCCTATTTTACTGCAACCACTACTCTATTAGGTTCTAAACCAGAATCATATGTAATTAGATGTAAATCTGATGCTATTCAAGTAGGTGATTTGTATCGCCATGAAGTAGAACTTGTTACTTCAAATAATGCATTCTTTGTACCAGTTGCAGATCTTGTTTCTGATGGTCTATGGAATGAAGGATGGGGTCAAGTTGAACAGGCTCTTTCTAAGAGAGGTAACAGCATTCATCACGGTACTCACTTCATGTTTGAGAATTCATTGAATGTTATTCGTAAGAATTATGAAGTTCCTGGTAATGTACTACGTAATGGTACTCAGAATAATCCTCTAGCTTTTGCATTCAAAGATTCTGAAACTGGACAAACTAGTAAGAAATGGATTGATAAACAAGCTTGGGATTTCTATCGTCAGTTTAGGAATGATGCTTATAGACTAGATCTATATGGTAAGTCTAATAAACAACTTGATGGTAATTATTCAAATAGAGGTGAATCTGGTAATGTAATTAAGTCTGGATTTGGTCTATATGAACAAATGAATAATAGTAATATTCTGTACTATAATAAATTTAGTGTAGATGCTCTATTGGATTTTGTACTTAGTGTAACAGTTGGTAAGTTCCGTGAGGATCAACGTAAACTAGTTATTACTTGTGGTGAATATGGTGCAGTACAATTTCATAAGGCATTGCTTGCTAAACCAGGTGCATCTAGTTTCTTCCGTAGTGATTATCCTCTTGAGAAAGCTGCTAATGGTAAACTTGCATGGAATGAAGGACAGTTTACAACTATTAAATGGTTGAATGGTATTGAGATTACTTTAGTAATTGATAGTCAAAAGGATAGTCCTTTCCATACTCTTAAACATCCAGATGGTGGTAATGTTGCTTCTTATATTTATGACATCTTTGACTTTGGTCAAACTAGTGGTCAGAACAATGTAATGAGAGTAATGCAACGTAACTATGAAGAAACCTTTGGTTATATTCCTGGTATGTTTGATCCATTTACTCCAGGTGGTAAAGCAGGTAATCCTAAAACTATTACTTCATCTGTTGATGGTTATTCAGTATATGGTTGGAAACAACGTGGTATTATGATTAAGAATCCTCTAAAGACAGGTAGGTTTATTCCTGCTATCTACAGATAGTATTAATTGTATGTAAAAATGTTAAATAGGTGGTGGTTTTTACTATCACCTATTTCTTTTTAATTTAATTAAGTCTACTTTAGCATAAATTTTAAATAAAATTAGTACGATGTTAGAAGAAGGAAAAAAAGGAATTATTGAGGTGGGCCTAGAGAAGGGCTATCTCAGAGAAGAAAAGATCTTTATTAAACCAGTAATTCATGCACAACCTTGGCTTGGTGATAAGCAGAAAGGTCATGCTATGGAATTTATGGGTGATATGTGTAAATGGGGATACATGTTAGGAATTGATAAGAGAGGTCAACTAGTAAACCCATTTGAATCTGAAGAAGAAAGAAAATACTTTGAAACAATTTATGGTAGATCGCTAAATCATAGGGATCTTACAGATAATTATTGGACTGATAGTCATTCAATAGTTTATATTGAGAAGTCAGCAGAACTACTTGCTGGTAGAAAGTTTCTAGATCTATCTATCCCAGAAGATAACTTTAAATACAGGATTCTTAAATCTTGTATTAGTGAGTTTGCTATAAGTAAAGAAGATTATGAGACAGATCCTTATAGAAAATTCATCCTAGTTAATGAAGATTTTAATATGAATGAGGGAGCTGGTAAATTAAAAGATGAAACTGATGTTTACATAGAAATTGGTAAGATCAGGACTTCTAAAACTGAAATGATGAGATTCCTTACTCTATACTATGCTATGAAACGTACTGGTAAGATTGTACCAGAAGATAATAAAAATGAGTGGTATGAGTCTGAGATAATGAATTGTCTTAAACTAGACTTTGAAGTTGTAAAGAAAATTGTAGATGATAAGGATAGAGTAATTAAAACACTTGTTTCTGATGGTCTAATTAAAGGGGCTGTAGAAAGAGTAGGTGCTGCTAGTTATAGACTACCAGGTATGCCTGAATCTTACACCATGGATACTTTTATCAAGGTAGTTACGGATCTAAAAGAAGTTACAGATCCACTGTATCTAACATTGCTAGCACAAGTAGATAGTAAGAATACTAGAAAGAAAACAAATAAGGAGTAAACTAATGACAGTAGCACAATTTGTAGAAAAGTTTAGATTATTAACTGAAGTAGTTTCAAGTTATGAAGCACCTGGATTACTTGATGTTGAAATATATGATCTATTAAATATATCTCAAAAAGAGATAGTATTAGAATTGTGTACTGCTCGTAAATTTGATAAATTATATAGCCTAATAACTCAGGGGGAAATAATACTAACTTATGATGGATTAGGTGTATATATAGGAGACATAGATGCTAATTTCTTTTATCCAGTAACTGCTAGAGTTGCAATAAGTAGAGTTGCACTAACTACATCTGGATTTATTCCAGATTACGCTATGGGTAATACTATTGTTAATTTAAAAGGAATAGATATAGAGCATGTAAATTCTTTTATTGGGAATCCTTTTAATAGAAATATAATTCAACTTAATCCTTCATATTGGATTGAAAGCAAAGGAGTTTTAAATACTCCACGAATTAAGGTAATTCTTGATGCTTTTACATTATTAGGTACATTTACTACAATTGCAAGTCAGCCTAATGTAGTACTCACATATATTAAACTTCCTAAGGATTTTGATGATTTAACAACATCTGAATTACCAGAAAATTTACATGAGATTATTCTTAGTAAAGTAGTAGAAAAAAGACATAATGCTTTAGTTAATAATGCTAATAAGAATTAAGATATGACTACTACAGAAATGATGTATGAATTTCAGAGTTTACTTGAGACTGCTATTCCAATGTATGGTGAACAGGCTAGATTAAACTCAGATAAAATAATGATGCATTTAAATATTGGATATAGGAGATATATGCTGGAAAGATTCTTTTCTAGCAAAGACTCAAATACTAATGCTTTAACTATTCAAGATCACCAAGATGTATTATCAAATCTCATAGAAGTTGTAAACATACCAGTAACAGAAATAACTACAGGAGAATTATATGGAGTGGGTTATACTACTACTTTACCTACTAATTTTTATTACTACATTAGAGGGGCAGTATCTACTACAAGAAGTGATAATATTGAAACTAGTGATAATAAGTATAGCAACTTAC